GGCCAGCTGACATGTAAACACCGGAATCTTCCAGGATGTTCGGCCCAGCACTTTGTTTAGTGTTTTTTCTGAGATACCACAGCGCAGATCTTTGATCAGCACACGCCGACAAACCATGTTCCACTCATCTGAGTCAAACTGTTCGTTCATGCAACGTTCAATGGCTCGGCGAGCATCGCCACCAGTCACGCTACGTGTGCGCAAGCTCTCCAGCAAGGCCCAGAATGCTGGCCAGTTGTTGGGTCGGTTCACAAGCCCCACACTCTCGGGCACTTGCTTGACATGAAAGGTGTGAAAGGGATTGTAGGCCTGGTAGCAGTTGAACAAAAATGCCTGAGCATCGGCACTGCCCAATTTTGCGGCCATCAGTGCTTTTTCAATAACCCGTTCCTTGTGGATTCGGCTATCAGAGCTCTCAAGGTCACGTATCCATCCTGTGGACATCACACCCTCGCAACGAGACGGGTCAAAATTATTGTCATCCATGTATTTAAGCATCCAGTTACTGAATATCATTGTTATTTTTTTCTGCTAGGTCAAGCAAGGCGTCCGCAAACTTCATGCAAAAGATGTTGAACCAAAGTTGGTCTAACACCTCTACAGGAGCACCTGCTGTCAGTGCAAGTTCACGCAAGGCGTTGTTCATGCTGCCTCCAGCATGTTAGCAGGCACCTTCCACAGCACAGCACCGTCTTTGACTGTGACATACTTGATGGCCACTTTGGCCACAGTGCCAGTCACAGACAGTCCACGTTTGACACTGTAAAACTTCACAGCGTCACCTTTGCTAAAAGTACGAATTTTTTGTTGGCGAAGTTGAGATTTGGCAAATTGCACTGCACTGAGCATGCTGTCAAGTTCGGTGTTGGTAAAATTACCAAACATGATTGCAGAGTTAATGTCTTTGACGTTCATTACAGGCTCCTTTGTGTGTATGTGTGTATTATAGCAAATTGGGAATTTTGGGTCAACCGCGACGTGTTTCACAGTATTCAAACAAGATCCATTTGGCACGATTCAGGGCCTGGCGAGCATCTTTGGCCCGCATAAAATCCAACTCTCCGTATTCTGGATCGATGATTTCTTGAACGTCAGACATGATGCTAGCGGCCATCATAGCAGGTCCAGAATGCTTGAATGTTGGGCTAGATTCAACAGCCTCACGCATACCTGCTTCTGTGACACCATACATACGAACTTGGCGTTTTTCTTGCTCAGATAATGCTTGATAGATTGTACTCATTGCTAGCTCCTTGTTTTCTTACTATACTTCTATTATACGAAATTGGGATTTATCGGTCAATCAAACAAGTGTGGCTAAAAAGCCACACAAGTCTTAGGGCAGGAAGTCTCGAGCGAATGCCTTTAGGCCGTTGGGGTCTGTACAGGTATCTTGATACTCATGTTCTTTAAACACACGATAGCCGTACAAGGCCAACTTGTTGATGGCCTCGTGGATTTCGCGGGCAGTGACTTCAAAGTCATCCAGGCACTTCTTGCACTCTTTTACAGAGTTAGCGGTCACTGTTAGACCTGAGAAGTGGCGCACCTCATAGTGCTGTTCTTCGGGGTCGTACCATGTGTCAGAGTCTTCATCATAGCCATCATCTTGTACAAGATGGTAAGTGCCGATGTTCTTGTAAACAACCATATCTCCATGAGTAATCATTGCAAGTTCCTTTTTAGTTTCTATACAAGTATTATAGCAAAAGACAAATTATTGGTCAATTGGCCATCAAATCCACTTGAACTTGGATGCCTTCGTGTGTAATACCAACACCCACCGGGCGAGCTTCGCCTCGGTTAGGATTGCGACGACGAATTTCTGCCAGATGTTTCACAGCATGGCGAACTGCCTCGCCATGTGATACTGTGGCTATTTTTGTAAACGCATCGTTTACAGTTCCGTACATGCCAACACCGTTGACGATAAAGCGAATTTTGGTGCTATTACTAAAACCTGATACGTGTCGCATTTGGGGCTCCTTGTTGCTGTCTATGTGTATATTATAGCAAATTGGCGATTTTTGGTCAACCAGGATTTTGTACTACTAAAGTAATACAGCATTCAGCAGTTGATCCGTGGGCACACCATGCACTTGGTACCCTTCCATGACAGTGTCATAATAGTGCTGACTGGGCAAGGCTGGATCATTGCCGGGTTGCATGCGATACACCCAGGCCAGCAGTTGGCGGTCACGTAGACAAATTGTGGCCTGCACACGATCGTAGTACCATGGATAGCCCTCGAGTCTGTCCAGGGCCTGCAGGTGGTACTGGTCAATGCGCCAGGCCACACCTTCAACATGACTGTGTTCACAAGGTTCCACATCAGCGTGATGTGCAAATCGAAACGAGTGACCCAGAAGTTGTGCTGGCCCAAGGCTCAGCGCACCGCGACAACGGTGACGCATTTCCTCTCTATTGGTGTTCATTCCATACGCAAAATATATCATACAAGTATTATAAGATAAAATGAATATTCAGTCAACCATGAAAAAACCCTGCAAATTGCAGGGTTTTGGGTGTTGCAAAAAAGCAACAGTGTGTTTAGAATCGGTATTCTAGGCCTGCAACCACTTGACGCACATCCTTGGAATTTACGTTATGATCAGCATTGCGATACATCACACGACCAATCACAGTCTTGCTGAAGCCATAGTCGGCGCCCACAGCATAGCTTTGCATGCCTGAATCAGTACGACCCACGCTGGCCTTGGCAGTGATGCGTGTGCCTGGAATCAACTGTTCGGCGCTGAGCAAGGTGCCCTTGCTTTCGGTACGAACACCTGCGGTCACTGTGGTATCGTCAGAGTAGGACACTCCCACATATCCAGTTCCCACGTTTACACGTCCGATCACAGCATTGCTGACATTGAGGCCTTGTTCAAAGCGGCCAGCACCCACTGTGAGACGACCCAAATCAGCAGTGACTGATCCTGAAGTGGCTTCGGCAAGTCCAGCACCAGTGGTGTCATTAGTGAGTTGACGGTCCAGAGCCAAGCGAATGCCCTTGATGGGTTCGGCACGCAAAAATACTGTGTTGCTGAGTCGCTTGTTACGGAAGTGATGCACGTCTTGGCTGGCTGATCCAATGGTGCGGGCCCAGAACGGATCCACACTGCGAACTAGCCAGAAATGGCTGTGATAGTCACGGCCAAGGTCTACACTGTATTGTTTGGTGGCTAGGCCCACAAGGCTGGTACGGTTGCCCAGCTTGGTATCGCTACCCGCATCTGGCGCGGCATTGGAAACTGATGTTTCAATGGTGGCACGAGCTTGCAAGCCGCCACCAAGATTTTCCACAGCACGGATGCCAATTCGGCTGCTTTCGCTTGACGTAGTGGCACCGGCATCTACACCGCCTGTGGTTTGGTCAATCACAAATGCGTTCATACGACCATACACTGTGACCTGGCTTTGTGCCTGGGCCGCCACCGAGGCCAGGGCCAGGGTCAAAATTACTGCAAGTTTCTTCATTATTTTTCCTAAAAGTTTGAAGTATATAGTATACATTAAATGTACACAAGAGTCAATATTTAGTCATTGGTTTGACTAAATTAATTCAATTAACATTGAACTAGATCAACCCCACTTGGGGGTGTTATTTTGGCGTCTGCTGGAATTGCCAGTGCCGCAGTGCTGATGCCAGCGGCATCAAGCCGAACTTGGTTTTGTGCCTGGCGCAATGACCCTACCATGGCCTGGCCAGTTAGAGTAGTTGTGTCAGCCACTTGAGTCAAGAAATTGTTTGGACCACCCGCGTCAGTTTGTGGGCCGTAGGAGTTTAAATTTTGAACCAAGGCCAGCACACTGGTTTTTTCTCCAGGTTGTAGATTAAAGTAATCAATTGAGGCCTGTGTTTGGTATGCTTTTTCTGAACTCAGTCTAGCAGCCATGTCGTTAAAACAGGTGTTGAGTGTGGCCACTTCTGTGGGATAACCCGCAACCACTGTGACAATTTGGCCGGTAGCAGTGGCAATGAATCCTTGCATGGCAGCATTGGATGCCGCGGTCTGCATGCTGTTGTAGGTGGCAGTGAGTGCAGTCAATGCTCCAGCTGTAATGAGACTTTGCATCACCGCAGTGGCACTGACCAAACATTCAGTGTGCGTAAGTCCCAGTGCAGTGCCCAACACATCATTGTTGTTGATGGTACCATCAGCCCCTGATCCAGTGGCCACTGAATTGGCAAAATAACTGGTAACTGATGCATCCACTGGAGTGGTCTGGGCTTCAATCAAGGGCAAGCCACACATGGTATTCAATCCGCCCAGCGTGGCAGGTGCCCAGTAGGCAGTGTTGGTAATGTCCACACCTGGTGGCACGTCTTGTTGAGCTCGATAGTTAGTGGGTGTGGTGCCCGGCACAGCCACCACTGAATTGGCTGTGTACTCGTTGACTGGGTCCCAGGACTGTGGTGTGTTGCCCAGCACAGTGTCAGCTAATTCAGGCAATGTGGTGTTGTTGACGTTGCTGATTTGTTGCAGGCTGACCTGTATTGCTTTGTTGGCAGTGGCTGTGGATTGTGGAATTATTTTGCCAAGTGCATCACAGGCATTGTTAACAGGCAAGTTGACTTCCACTGCTGGAGCCACAGCCGATGACACCGACTCAGGGCCGTTGTAGATTGGTATGGGGCCGTTGATGGTGGGGGTTTGTAGAGTTTGATAACTCAAGGGAAATACCTTGACTGGATCCAACAAGTCTGCCATGCTGGCAATATTGGGTGTGGTCACGTCAAGGATGTCCAGTACTTGTAGCAAAGCAGTGTCCTTGACATTGATCATGGCGTTGTAGGCCAGGCGCTGAAGTTGATCAAACTCGTTCTGCGTTAGTCCATTGGGGTTGAGCAGGCCATAACGGTTGTCATTGACCAGGTCTGCAATGTTGGCATCAGTCAGTCCAGTTGCCAGCAATGCAGGTTTGACCAGGGGCAAAGTGTCTCCGCGTATTTTTCCCTGTTGTGAAATTTGTTGTAGCAGTCCGGCAGGAGTTCCATACAATTCAAGATTGCTTAGATCTACTAGATTGCCCTGACGTGCTAGATCAACTCCAAAATTTTCAAGATCTGGATTGACACTGTAAATGTTGTTGGTCACAAGGTCATTCATGTTGGTAAAGAATGGCCCAAGATAACTGTTGGCATTCACGGCTGACTCAATAAAACTGTTGGTGGTTCCAAGATAGCCTTGCACTGCCATAAAGCCCTGTGCAAATTTTCCTATGTCACCATCACCAAGGTAGGCATTGCCAGTTTGCTCAATCAAGCCAGTGAAGCCGGCTGGATCAACCACAGGCGTCAGTGTGGTGTAGGCAGCAGGAATACTGTCGCCCAGGGCTGGACAGTTGGCAGCGCCCAGACTCTGCAATGACAGCAGGGTGGCAGCAGTGGCATCGGCAGCATAGGTCTTGGCTGCAAAATTATCAATTGCTGTGCGCAGGTACTGGATGGGAACAAGGCTGTTGAAAGCCAACAATGCCGCTGTCAAGTCAGCAGGAAGGCCCTTGATGCCAGTGTTGTCAAGCAGGCCAGCGGCTGCTGTGAGCTGAAGTGGTGATGTAACTGATCTTGTCATGTTAGCCTACGTTTACTGTGCCACTGCCCGATGATCTAGCATGGCCGCAAGTGTCTGAATTGCCGTCTACGTTGATGGCAATACCGCCTGCTTTGACCGACCCCACACCACCTGACGTTACTGCACTGCAATGCACTGGCGGACAACCACGACTTCCACAGCAGGGATGTGGGGTCACTGAGGTGCCGTCGACCACGACCGGGCGATTGTTGACTCTAACCGAGCCAACTCCGCCCGTGGCCACACCGCCAGCACCGTTGGGATCACCTTGTCGTTGTGCCGCAGGCATGTTATCCTAGAATTAGTTTCTTTTCAGGAACCTTGATGCCAGTCACGGCTTCAATGTATTTCATGCGAACTGAGTCATCAGTTAGTGCATACAAGGAAACACTGTTGCTGTTCAGCGTGATGGTTTCCTGGGGGTCAGACGTAAACATTGTGGGCACCAAGCCCAGTCCCTGCGGGCCAGGAGCCACGCTGACTGGATCTTCCAGGGTGGCTGTAGCGCCAAAGCATGCGGTTACCTTGGCCACTAGTTCTTCACCGGAGTTTAATTTAAAGGTATAAACTTTACCTGTTTCAAGTACGAGTTGCATCATGATAATTTTACTTTCAGTTCGTTAAATCCACCCACTAGCTCTTCGTCAATGAAGATCTGTGGTACTGTGCGAGCTGCGGGCACAGCTTCTAATAGTTGTTCTCGAGTCCAGTCACGACTCATGTTGCGTTCTTCAAATTCAATACCTTTCTGTTTGAGCAAGGCCTTGGCCTGGTCACAGTAGGGGCAGTGGTCTTTTGACCATACAATTGCTTTCATTCAGTTTCCTTTTGTTGGTATGTGGTATGTCTTGGCAAAGATGTCTGTTTTGACAACACCGTAGTCACCCGGGCCATGACGAACAATATAGTCATTGCCTTTGGTGTATTCCAAGTTGCCCCAACTGGCTTTTACCACACCGTCATGGTTGGCCAGTCGAGCTGTTTTCATGATCTTCTTGGGTGTAGCTGTGCCATCACCGTTGTCGTCGTAGTACGTAGAGAACTTGATGGGACTCACAGGATACTGCTCGCCCTTGGGTCCGGTAATGATCTTGTGGCCCACGGTGTAGTTCACAGGACCTTCCAGAGTGTCTACTGTGCCGTTGTCTGTGGCGGTTTCATAGCTGATGGGTGTTGGATACTTGTAGGTTGTGAACCCACCTTGCTTGAACCAGTTGTCGTCAATCATAAATTGGGCAATTCCTCGTAGTCAATGGCATCTCCCATGACACCAATAACATAGTTAGTTGATTCGTTTTCCTGGAGTGCAGTTTGTTTCTTGCTGGTGTCCACATGCTTGTTGAACCATGGTATGGGTGTGCTTCTAGGTGCGGGTTCATGATACTTGACGCCAATCTCTTTGAGTGCATTGACCGCGGTGTAGTCCACAAAGTCACGCAAGATGTTGGCATTGAGACCAATCACTGGACCATACTTGAACAAGTAGTTGGCCCAGTCTTTTTCTTCACGGATCACGTCTAGATACAATTGGTATACTTCGGCTTCACAGCGAGTACGAGCGGCTGCAAAGCGTGGATCTTCTTTCACAACTTGATTGATGATCCAAGCAGTCCAGTCTTTGTGACCAATTTCGTCTTGCAGGATCAACTGAATGATATTGCCATTACCAATAAAGATGCGATTCTCTACCATGGCCAGGCTTGTGGCAAAACTCACCATGAATCGAAATGCTTCCAGCGCATAACTGGCGTTGAGGGCCAGCCACACTGCATCAACATGGTCTTGCTCAGCAACAGTTTCGCCCAGTTCCTTGCGACAATTGATCACATGTAGTTTGTCATAGTAGTTGCCCACTGAACTGGCCATGTCCACAATTTCCCTGGTGTCATGAATGGTGCCAAACACATCCTTGGGCACATTGTAGATGTTGCGAATGATGTGTGAATAACTTCTTGAATGAATATTGGTTTCAAAGAAACTCCAGTTGTACATCAAGGCTTCCAGTTCGGGAATACTGCACACCGGCGTAAAGATCTGGCTGGGGCCGCGACCTTGCAAACTGTCCAAGGCTGTTTGTCTCAACAGGTTTGCTGTGAAAATATGTCTAACAGTTTCGCTGGATTCTTTGAAGTCGTTGGCATCTTTGGTTAGAGATATTTCTTCAGGCACCCAGAAGAACCCTCGAGCCTCTTGTTCAAACTTGGCCAGCTTGTTGTACTTGACTTCTTCAAAGCGTTGAATGGTAACTGGACCTGCAGGGTCAAGAAACATCTTGCGATTTAAGTAGTCTGTTTTTGTTTTTAAATTGTATTGTTGTTGGCTCATGTGTTTTTTCCTGACGCAAGCACTATCTTGCAAATGTGTTCTAATCGTTCTATGTGTTCGTATGCTCGCCACGGGCTGGTGTCAATGGCAACTACTCCGTGTCCTTTGATACCCACTATGTCATAGGCAATGTTTCCACGATCATCTAGCTGTAATTTTTCAAAGCATTGGTCTGCTAGTTCTTGACTGATAGGAGCAACATCTCCCACATTGGGTGCCACTCGGGTATAACGATTGAGTTCGGGAAACTGATTGCTAATGGCACTCAAATCAATGCCGGCATGCATGGCAGCAATGCAATATGTGAGATGTACATGTACAACCACACGCACATCGTTACTGTGTTGCCCCATTTCTTTTTGCAGACCAAAGTGCAAGGGGATTTCTCCGCTGGGCTTGAGATTGGCACTGATATCAGTGTATGGTAGTTCGATCCAGTTATAACGATTTACTGGTTGTTTTAATATACCAATCTTTTTAAACTGATCCGGTTGCATGGTCTGCTTGCGAACGCCACTGGGTGTGATGTAAAAGTGGTCACGGTCGTGGTGGCGAATACTCACATTGCCATCACGGCTGGTAATCCAATTGCGTTTATACGCATCTTCTAATACTTCACAAATTGTTTCTAACATGTCAGTTGCCCAGTGAATACTTAATTATGCCGTTGCGCACACCATCGTGTTGATACCAATCAATCTTGTTTAAAAAATCCATTACCAGTGCCTTATTGTGTTTGCCATGATAAACCCACATGTGATCACATGCAGTATCACCCAGAATGTTTTTAAAAACAGTGCTATTCGAGCTTCGCGTAGTGTCAAGATAGGCACATTGGGCTTATCACTGTCGGACTCGCCCATCAAATGACCAGTGGCACGGGCCCAAATTCGTTCAATACTGTTCATGTGTTTATATTCTAAAACTTTCACCGCAGCCACATCGGTCACGTTCATTGGGATTGACAAATTCAAATCCTTCGTTTAACCCATTGCGAACAAAGTCCATTTGCATGCCATCAAGATACACATGGCTCTTGGGGTCCACAAACAATTTGAACTGTGTGCAGTCAATGCAGATATCTTCGGCTGCTGGTGTATCTACATATTCTAACACATAAGCCAGTCCCGAGCAACCAGTGGTTCTAACACCCAGGCGTATGCCAAGCCCGCGACCTCGTTTGCTCAGTACTCGTATGACCTGAGACTCAGCCGCGGGTGTGAGTGTTATCATACCCCAAAACTGCTGCCGCAGCCGCAGGTGGTTGTGGCGTTGGGATTGTTGATGACAAATTGACTTCCATTTAAATCGTCTTTGAAATCCACCAAGGCACCGGACAGGTACTGCATGCTCATGGCATCGGCTAGAACACCGTCAATTTCAAAGTCATCTTCGTTTTTGACTTCATCAAAAGTGAAGCCATATTGAAATCCCGAGCACCCGCCGCCCTGCACAAACACTCGGACTTTTAGATTGGGATTGTTTTCCTCGACCAGGAGGTCTGAGATTTTTGATTTTGCTGATTCAGTTATGGTTAGCATGTTTTTTTCCTGTAGTCTTCAACTGCGGCTTTTATGGCGTCTTCGGCAAGGATGGAGCAGTGGATTTTGACTGGGGGGAGGGCAAGTTCTGCTGCAATGTCTGAGTTTTTGATTGATCCTGCTTGGTCAAGTGTTTTGCCCTTGACCCACTCTGTGACAAGGCTCGAGCTCGCAATAGCCGATCCGCAGCCATACGTTTTGAAACGAGCATCTGTAATAATACCTGTATCATGATCCACCTTTATTTGTAGTTTCATTACATCGCCACAGGCTGGTGCTCCCACCATGCCTGTGCCAATGTCTGTGTCATCTTTGCCAAAAGATCCCACATTTCTGGGATTTTCATAATGATCAATTACCTTGTTAGAATAAGCCATGTGATGTTTCCTTGTTGATTATAACATATTTACTGGACCAATTGCATCCAATCACTGCTAGTGCAGGCGTGTTCACAGCTTGCAAGCCTCGCAGTCTTCTTGATTATCAAAATCAATTTCTTCCAGTGGTGTGGCCACTTCTTCTTCAGGTTTCATTTTGCTGCCTGCTTTGTTGATCAAGCTGTAGTAGAATGTTTTCAGTCCCCAGTAGTGAGCCTGCATCAAGTTGCGAGCAATCAATGTAGTTGGTACTTTACGATCCGCAAAGTGTGCTGGATTGTAGAATGTGTTGGTGGATATTGATTGATCAACGTAAGCCGCCAGCACGGCTGCTGTTTTCAAATATCCGTCACAGTCTTTCTGCGCCCACATCAATTGGTATCGATTCTTGAGTCTTTGATAATCAGGTACCACTTGTGTGAGTGATCCGGCCTTGCTTTCCTTGACTGAGATCAAGCTCATGGGCATTTCAATGCCGTTGGTTGAATTGATCACAACCGAACTAGACTCCACAGGTGCAATGGCCATTTGAGTGGCATTGCGAACACCATGTTCTTTCATCTGTGCTCTCAGTGGTTCCCAATCCAGTTCAGGAGCAAAGTCTGCTAGGTCGTTGACACCACGAGCTCTGAGCTCCCAAGGGAATACCCCTTGTCCATATCTTGTTTGATCACTGCCCAGGCAGCGGCCACGTTCCCGGGCCAGCTCAACTGATGCTTCTGTTAGATAGTAGGCCTGGTGCTCTGTCCATGTTTTAACATCTTGCAGGGCATCCTTTTCACCATACTTGAACCCACGCTTGGCGTGCCAATAGGCTAGATTAGTAACACCAATGCCTAGTGGACGAATCTCATCATTGCTTAACTTGGACTGAATAGAGAGAAAGTCTTGATAATCGAGAATATTGTTAAGACTACGGTGTAAGATACGGCAAGCCCTACGCATGTCTTCGGGGTTGCGGAAAGCTCCCCAGTTGATTGAGCCCAAGGTGCATAAAGCAATACGGCCATCAGCATCATCGAGGCGTTTAAAAGACTTAGTAGGTAATAATATTTCACAGCAAAGGTTACTCTGGTAAATGGTGTGATACTCTGGGTCAAATGGACCTTGCTTCATTACATTGTCAATGAACACAAGATAGATGCGTCCGGTGTCAGTGCGTTCTTTTAAAATTCCACCTTTGAACACTTCTTCGGCGCTCATGGTTTTCTTACGAAGGCCTTTTTGCTTTTCGTATTTGACATACAGTTCTTCAAAAAGTTCTGTGTTGCTATAGAACGCTTGATAAAGATCCGGAACTTCATTGGGATCAAAGAATGTTATGTCTTGTTTGTTTTTGAATCGTCTCCAGAAAAAGGCACTAAGCACAACCCCATAATCCATATGACGGACTCGGGTTTCTTCTGTTCCTTGGTTGTTCTTGAGTACAATAAGATCATCAAACTGAAGATGCCAAATAGGATAAAAAACAGTAGCACTTGCATTACGAATACCTCCCTGTGAGCATGAGCGCAGATCTCCGAACCATTTTTTCAGGAAAGGTATCATACCTGTGTGCATAATCTCACCACCTCGGATGGGACTGCCCAATGGTCGTAGTCGACCAATCTCTAAACCAATGCCAGCACGTTTGCTGGCATACTTGGCCATCATTTCTCCGGACGCGAAAATACTGTCCAAATCATCATCCGAGCGAATAAGAACGCAACTACTAAACTGCTTAGTAGGTGTACCAAGCCCTGCCAACACCGGCGTGGCCAATGTAAATAATCCGTCGCTGGCGGCTGTGTAGTATTCTTTGATGTAGCGCATTCTCGCTGTGTTCGGTTCTTCTGAGTGAAATACAGTAGCGGCCGCGACCATGTATCTAACTTGTGGAGTTTCATATATTTCCTTTGTGGCACGATTGCGTACCAGATATTTTTCAATCAACTGCTCAATGGCTGCATAGCTGTATTGTTCATCTTTGTCATGATCAATCATGGCTTCCATTTTGTTCCAGTCATCCTGGGTATACCACTCCAACAGTTCAGGAGTGTACAAACCAACTTCTACATTGCGTTTGACAATTTCGTAAAGGTGCGGCGGCTGGTATGAACCATACACATCCTTGCGCAACATGCTGAGTCGTTGTTTGCCGGCCACATACTGATAGTTGACATGACCAACATCAGGGTTGGCTTCTACATCAATCAAGTCTACAATAGCACGTAAGGTAATGCCATCAATTTCACGAGTAGAGATTCCATCGTAAAAATGCATCTGAGCTTTGATTTCAATCATGCTCTGACTCACATCTGCTGTGCCCTTGCACACCTTGGCCACTTGATTTTGCCACTTTTCAATATGCAGCAGTTCTCGGCTGCCGTTGCGCTTTTGTACAGAGATTGTTTTCATGTCAGGTAATTTGCTTTTTTATTATTTGTTGTGTCAATCGACACTTGGACCGTTTTGGTTTTAACTTTGAGTTGATATTTACAATCTCGTCTTTGTCCCAATTCAGTATATATTTCCCCCCAGACACTTGGACTAAATTGTCCGATCCTACTTCGATAAGTTCAGCATCTTGAATGTCTAGTCGGTCTAGTATACTAATAGTATACATGATTCCTAGTCCTCGAGCAATACCACAATAGATGTTATCGTTCAAAAGCTGCCAGGGATCTGGCCAGGTGGCCTGGTCATCCCAGTGCAGATAATATGGCATCCAGGGAGTTTGGAACCACCAGGCGTTGATGTGCTGCAAAGCAGTTTCAACATCTACGGTGGTGACTTGTTGTCGTAGTTGGACCCAAGAGTCCAACCTCTGTTCAAATGTTCGAGGCCACATCAGGCAAGGTGGGTAACGCTGAAATGTATAGTGCCATTGGCACCAGTTGAAGAAGCAGTGTAACTCACTGTGATATCACCGCCCGGTGAAGCTTCGGCAGGTGTGATTGTGATGCCAGTGATGTCATTTTCTTGATAGTCGTCGGTGTAGCTAAATCCACCTGATGCATCGCTTTTGCCGCGCACCACAATCAATGTTCCAGTTCGAACATCTACGTCACGCAAGATAGTGTAATCCATTTTGAATGCTTGCACTTGTGCGTCTGTTGATGTGTCAACCACAAACAAACTGGCAGTGCTGTTGTTGATCAGAACATCTCGCAGGCCAGCTTCGCGTACATAGGTGCCCAGGCCCATTTGGTTGGCAATGGTCAAACTGCTGACCCCACCAGGAGTGTAGGTCACAGCAGGAGTATTGTTCATGCCCAGAGCAATTGCTGTGGTGTTGTTGGTTTCCACACGTGGATAGTATGCGCCGCCGCGCAGACACTGTGCTGTGGTACGTGCAAACAGGTCACCAATGCTGGCACAGGTGTCACTGTTGATGTCAATCACTGGAGTATAGGCCAATGTGTTGCCATTGAAGTGATTGCCCACGTCATAGAACGCATTGTAAGCCGACACATTCATGCCTGCGGTGTCCATCACAATGCCTTCGTTGTATATATTGTCAAATGTAGAGTGCATGATGCGCACACCAGTGGGACCGCCATTGACCAAGGTGGAGTCACCCAGTACCACACCCTGGTACAGGGTGTCAAAATAGCTGCTGGAGATCACACAGCCCACGATTTGTTGATCAGTGTCAACTGCATAAGTTGCCCCACCAAACCAGCAGTTGTCAAAATTGATTTGTGTGCAAGGCAGTGACACACTGCCCGAGAAACGAATACAACTGAGATCTTCTGTTTGTGTGTTGCCATCACTGACCACAAATGGACCTTCAAATCGTGCAGAACTAAATTTAACTTGACTGGCTTTTTCAATCAAGCCCACGTTGTGAGACACTGCAGAATCAGTTCCTGATTCCGTGGTGGCAAATGCCATGTTGACAATTTCAATGTCTCTTGGTGGTGTGGCACCATTGGTGGCAATGTTGGCTCCGGTTTGTTGCAAGCTGTCAGCTGTGTTAAACACATAGTTGGGCAAGGCTTCTTCGGTCCAGTATGGCTCACTGCTGGGCGATACGTCACCAATGTTGGTGTTGGGTGGCACAGCAATATTGGCTCGGTAATATTCACCAGTGGCAGTGTAGTACACCAGAGTGCCAGCCGGCCAAGCAGCGGCAAAATTCCAATCAGCCACTGTGAACAGTATCTTGGTGCTGTCGGCACCTTCGCCGTATAAAAATGCAAATGGAGGAATATTGATGGTGTCTGTGACAATGTATATGCCGGCTGGAAAGAACAAGCCACGTCGAATTTGCGGATTGACTTCTCGGCAGTACAGTTGATAAAGTGCGCGGTTAATTGCATCGGTCACATCGGTCACACCGTCTCCAGTGGCACCAAAGTCTGTGATCACTGCAAAGCTGTCCAGTCGTTGCTGTATGCTTTGCGTGACTGGAACACCAACTGATGCACCGGTTTGAACACTGTAGCCTGCGGCAGCACCTTGATAGGTGTAGCCCGTGGTGAAATTTAAGATGTCTGAATATTCAGTGAGAATTTCAGTGTTGCCAATCACTGGCGAACCCTCTTCCAGAGTGCCGTTGCCAATGAACAGTCTGCGTTCGTCTACAGCCCAGCCCATTTCAGCCGGTGCCAGTGGTTGTGGCAAGTCGGTGTAAAGACCCTTGCGCTGGGTGATTCTAGAAATTTGTACTATTGCCACAGTTGTAATCCTTGAGTGATCACATATTTAGCGTGTGAGGTAGTACAGCTCAACACGTTTCATCCACTCATCTTTCCAGTATGCAAACTCATCACCTTCAATCACAAACTCCAAATACTGGGGTTTATCCATGGTTCCGTCAGGGAGAGTTTTGGGTTGCACAGCCATTAAAATAACACCGGTGTCAATGCTGGTGCCGTGTGTTTCATCGTGTGCGGCTGCATA